CCCTGCCATTATACTCAAAATTTTCAGGATGTAAAGCACTAGATCCATCGTCCTGAATAAATAACAGTGCGCCGTCCTGCACCCGGGTCTGTACTCTGATCATTCGTATACTCCGATCTCGCCCGGGTTGATCCACTCGGCATGCAGTCCATACTTGCGCAGGATGTTGGTAATCAATGGGTTGATACCAAACTCCCAGTCCGGTATGCTATGACCGTCATAGTAGTTTGCCCATAAGGTGTCTCGGTCATAATCGCCATAAATACCCTCAGCGCTGATCTGAAAATTCTCAATGTCACTGCGCTCGTACACTGGAGCGCCGATCTTTTTGAGCGCGTTAAATGCTAGTCTGTGGTTGCGTGTCATTGTGATGCCTCCTCAATATATTGCTGAATAATTTTAATTGCTTGTTGGGGTTCCGTGGTTGACTCGTATTTAATTCCACTCTCATGTTGGAGCTGAACTTGATACCAATTATTTTGGAACGTGCAGATCACAAAAATGTTGGGTTTGACCTCACGCTTGTAAAGTAATCTTGCGCTCATTTTTGCACCCCCTCATATAATATGTTGATGGCACGCTCGAGAATCTTTTTTCTCTTGCTGGGTTTGTAGTCGTGAAAAGTACGCAGGTCGTGGATTAAAAAAGCCACGGCTGATGGTATGCTCTCTAGGTTAGAGTCTAGCTCTATGTTTGCCTCTTGGCGCTCTTCTGCGGTCATTTATTGTGCTCCAATTCGCTTTGTAGGTTTGCCTGCTCGATCGCGCGATCCTCAGCACGCCATAATTCAATAGCCTGCAGGTTTAAGCTCTGCGCCCTAGCCACCTGATCAGGAATATTGCCCTTAGGCACCTCACCGTTAATTATACGGCGTTGAATGGCGACTGATTCTGCCATCATTTCATCTGCTGTCATCATATATCCTCCGTTGTGGTCTCATCAGTGCACGCCTCACGTGCAGACCGCATCCCTGCGGTTTCGACCTGTTAATTTACTAACCCAGCGCAGTACTGGCAAGGGCATTTTGATACCCCTTTAAGCTGACGCTTGATGTCTGCTAGATTATCAAACATACCCATGCAGTGACTGGCACTGCTCTCGTCTTCACTAGGCTCGAATGCCCAGCCACGCTTAAGCCACACAAAATATGAGCCGTCGGGCTCGTCGATAATCTCATCGACTATTGATTTTAGGTTTGCTGGTATGCGCATACTGCCTCCTAAATAAACTGAAAAAACTCAGGGTTAAAATCACCCCACTCGCTTGCCTTGTCACCGATTAGCTCGCCAGTGTTGGTGCTATGGTCAAACACTGCTATGCAGTCCTGATCTAGCGCCGTGGCCAGTACACCGATACTGCCGTGAATAAAATCGCACTGGATAATGACTGTGGGCTCGTCGCCGTCTTGACTGATACGGATTTGACGCACGCCACCGATATATTTTAATGCCTGTACTAGGGTGAGCTCAACAGTGTTGCGCTGGTGTAAAAATGGGTTGTCCTGCCCGATATTGATTGTATACATATACTCTCCTTGTTAATTAGTACTGCCTCGAGCGCACTGGTTACAATGCGCTCTGAGCATTACTATCTGTCAGCTGTTGAGACATCCTACTCCGCTGATACATCTTCTCTAGCATCTATGCACTAGGTTTGCCACATGATTATACAGGCTGGTACTTAGTCACCTGTTGAGTGGATTAGCCACTGCACTTCCGATACCTTGTATTATCCGGCTTTTCAGAACAATGTCAACAACTTTATGCAAATATATTCTCAGCCTTATATCTATTGGGTTTGCTGGCGATCTGAATACTTGACTAAACTGTATGGTTATTGGGAGCGCAGGTCTTCGCAGTGTTGTGGTATTCACGCCCACCCTCCAGCTCGCCACCTCGCGCGCGCATCCCTCTGAGAGCCCCGTGTTAACTGGAAGACAGGCGATCGTCCACTAGTTAAGGGGGTAGCCTCATCTCCTGCTTGCTCGTCTCCTAGACCCCTTAAAACGCGTCTAATCCGTCAATAGGTGCTTACCCTAATAGCCTGCTCACCCTGCCTGCCATGTTGCACTGCACCATATAGCCACGCGCCCACACATTCCACATTGTGGTATGGCTTATCACAATGTGGAATGTGTGGGCGCGTGGCTATGAGTCTGTCCCCTTTATCAGCACACTGCCTAGGTGAGTGCTAAGCGCTGAGCCTGGGCGCGGGCTCATAGCCTGAGCTACCCGCCCCGCCCCAGTGCCCACTAACTTAGTGCACCAATATGGTGCGCCCCAGTGAGTACTCACTTACTTAGTGCACCATATTGGTGCATAGGGGGGCTTTTTTAAAAGGTGATGCACCTATTTGGGTCCTGTCCGGGTCGGGGTCGGTGGCCCCATGCCCAAGACTAAATTTTTGTATTTTTTGCCAAAAACATTTTTTATTAGGGTAAACCCTAATACTCAAATTTTTTTTTTTGAAAAATTGTAAAAAGTAAATAAGAATGATTATCATTTGGATTGAACAAAAACAATGACTTACAGCTGCCCGCCGGTGGTAGCGGGGGTAGCGTACCCTTTTTATCTTTTTTTTAAAAATTTTTTAAAAAATAGCGTAAGCCTCGGGGGAGGGTCAAATATGGTCCGCAACCCCCGTCACCCCGTTTTTATTTTTAAAATCAGGACGATACGTTTATATTTTTTGCATTAGTGTTAGTATGAGCAAATATGTTTACCAAATACAGGGTGCGCTAGAAAACCCGCAAGGTCAATTTGTTGGCCTTAGAGTTTTGGTATGCAATATAGACTTCTTGGACATGGTCGATGTGCCTGTAGAGGTATTAGACTCCGAGACTGTCAAGTATATGCAATTTAGGCTTTCCATTACGGCAGAGGCGATTAATATTGCCGCGTTGCCTGTGGAAATGCAAAACAAGATACGCGCTCCGTTAGGGAGATGGCTGGACCAATGGGTTCTTGAAAACTTTTATGGCGATAACCGCAAACACAAAGATACTAACGCTTGATTATTGGAAACCAGCATCCCAACTGGAGGTAGGTGACTATGTGTTTGACCACAAAGGTCAAATTGTTAAAGTCACGTTAGCCCAACAATATCTTGGCACTCAATGTTATGAGGTAACGTTTAATGATTACCTTACCATCTCTGGCGACTCCAAGCTCGCACTTCCCACAGAAAACCATAAGTATCGCACCAGGCTTGTGACCTATAAAGGTAAACGTAAATTTTTGCGACCTTTAAAACATACAACCACTGAGCAACTGTTGTCCACACCTTTGGTAGACAAAAGAAACCGCAAAACTATCTCGGTCCCAACCACAGACCCTTTATCTTTTCCCCATAAAGATTTGCCGGTCCCACCGTTTTTATTTGGCTTTTGGTTTTTTGCCCGCCGATCAACTGGGACCATGCTTGCCGCAAGAAATACCACAGAGTTTGTTATTGAAAAATTTAAAGACTATGGGTACAAGGTCACGTTTAAAGGATTGGCCAATACGGGGGAACCAGAATTTATAATATCCCCCAGTATATACTCCCAGCTTATACCTAACGTCCCTAATATAATTACAAACAATTATCTGCTATCGTCCCCAGAACAACGAGCTGAGTTACTCTCTGGCATAGTCTGCGCAAAAAATCGTCAATATGACAAAAAATCAGACAAATTTCGTTTTTCTTCTCAAAACTATGATACTGTTCGCCGCATTCAGCTTTTAGTTGAGTCCCTTGGCGGTAAAACATCAATAAACCATGACAGCAGTAAGGGCTATTATACTATTTGGTTTAAGATACGTATCAAAATACACCCAGACCAGGCATATTCCGCACCAAAAATACATTATGGTAGGCGCTATGTCAGTAAGATTGATTTAATTCAGCCCCAATTGTGTGTACATATCGAGACAACTGGTAAAAACAACACTATTTTAGCGGGAGAAGGGTTTATACCATGTCTTTAACAACAAAACAAGAGCAATTACTTACTAAATTTGCCAAAGATCGGGCCCATTGGCCAAAACAACAACTAGAGGCCGCAATTTGGCAGGTTAAATGGACACTGCAGGCACTACCACATCAAAAAGAACCAGACGATGGAGAATATGATACGTTTCTTATGCTTGCCGGCCGGGGATCTGGCAAAACGCACACTGCTAGTCATTGGATTGGTATTAGGGCCTGGAAGTACGATAACACACGCTGGCTTGTTACCGCCCCAACCTCTAACGACATACGAGCGACTTGTTTTGAGGGAGATTCCGGACTCCTTAATATTATCCCAAAGTCTCTTATTAGAGACTACAACAAGTCCCTCTTCGAAATCACCCTTACAAACGGGTCTATCATCCAGGGCATCCCCGCATCAGAGCCAGAACGGTACCGTGGTAAACAATACCATGGGGCCTGGTTCGACGAGCTGTGCGCTTTTGACTACCTCGATGATGCGTACGATGGCGTTCAGTTCACATTGCGTCTTAAAGACCCTAGAATACCCCGCGTCCAACAAATCATCACGACCACTCCAAAGCCCAAAGAACTGATTGTAGACCTTAACGAGGGCAAGGTAGGGGGTGATGTCTATGTCGTCAATGCAAGCTCGTATGACAACCGTGATAACCTCTCAGAGACCTTTTTTAAGCAATTAGAGACCTATGATGGCACTGACATTGGAAAACAAGAGATTTATGGACAAATTCTAGATCCTGAGTCTTCCGGAATTATTAAACGTAAAATGTTCCGTATGTGGCCGTCAAACAAACCTACACCAACATTAGAATACGTAATTGCATCATACGATCCGGCCACGTCCGAAAAAACTATGAATGACCCAACAGCTTGTGAGGTATGGGGTGTGTTTGAAAGAGAAGACGCTGGGACATGCGTTATGCTGCTAGATTGCTGGGATAATCATTTATCATATCCAGAACTTCGCCGTAAAGTAATTGACGATTTTAAAGAAGTTGTTTACGGGGCAGATAATGATTTTGGCAAAGGAAGAAAAGCAGACCTTATCCTCATGGAAGATAAATCTGCCGGTATCTCATTAATTCAAGAGCTTCAAGGGGCCAACGTGCCTGTACGCGGATACAACCCTGGAAGAGCCGATAAAGTGCAACGATTAAACATTGTGGCGCCATTGGTTGCTAAAGGAAAAGTTTTTATACCAGAAGACCCAAACAAACCCGGCGAGTTTGCAGATTGGTCTAAACGCTTTCTAAGACAGGTCTGTTCGTTTCCTGAGGCAGGGGGACATGATGACTATGTTGACGCATTATCCCAGGCACTTCGTGTATTACGAGATTCAGGCTGGTTGCAATTAGACCCACTCCCGGCGCGTGATTATGATTACGCAGATGACGACGCCAGGAAGAAATTTGCTAATCCCTATGCCCAATAGGGGCGGTTTACCTCTTCTTTATGCATTAGTATAATTAGAATGGACTTTCTTAAAACTCCCCACCAATTACTGTTAGAAGAAGCCGGAGCTAAAGTTCCAGCAACTAATGGGCTACTCAAGACTCCACAGCAAATGCTTTTGGAGGAGACTGGCCTGCCACAAAAAATGGCAGAGGGTGGGCAGCCACAGATGTCTGTACAAGACATGATTGCTGATATCATGGCACAGGGACAGACACCACAAAAATTTGCGGCAGGATCCACAGTTAAAAATATTGCGGGTCAATCAGCGATTGCACTGCCGTTCATTCCAGAAGACGCAAGACATATTGCGCAAGATATTAAAGCACAAAAATACCCAGAGGCAGCTGTCAGAACAGCAGACGTTGGTTATTCAGCATTTGCCCCACTTAATCCACTAACTATGGGTGCAAGCCTTATGGGTTACTCACCAGAAGTTGGCGATGCAACACTTGAAGGCTGGAAAAAGCAAGAACTAGAGCGCCAGTTAATGGAGCAATACAAGGCCAAGTTAAAAGCTGAACAGTTACAAAAAATTAAAGAAACCCGTTTCTACAAACAATAATCTATGGCACAACCACAACTACCAATTCAAGCAGGCGCTAATTTGCCCGGTCTAGACACCGAGGAAAATGTTAAAGAAGCGCAGATGCAAGATGTTCAGATGGACTACTACGAAGAGGCCTTGGGTTTAGAACCAGGTGACGTAGAAGAGGAAGTTATTGAACTGGAAGATGGAAGCGTTGTTGTTAACTTTGTTCCTAAATCTTCACCGCAAGAGGCCCCAGAGTTTTATGCCAACTTAGCTGAAGTATTTGATGAAGATGTATTAGAAGGACTAGCAACAGAATATCTCGACCTTATTGAGGTTGATAAAGAGTCTCGTAAACAACGAGATAAACAATACGAAGAAGGTCTTCGTAGAACTGGACTCGGCAAGGACGCGCCCGGGGGAGCCACGTTTGACGGAGCCTCCAAAGTCGTCCACCCTGTTATGGCTGAGGCATGCGTTGATTTTGCTGCGTCATCCTCCAAAGAATTACTGCCACCAGATGGTATTGTTAAGTCAAATATTAAAGGTAACGCCGATCGCGTTAAAGAAGAAGCTGCTTCTCGTAAAGTAGATTTTCTTAACTGGCAGCTTTCAGAACAAATTCCTGAATACCGTGATGAGATGGAGCAATTGCTCACTCAACTACCACTGGGCGGATCACAATTTCTTAAATGGCGTTTTGATACAGAACAAAAACGACCAACGTGTGAGTGGGTAGCAATTGATAATATTTACCTTCCATACGCGTCAACAAACTTTTATACATCCCCGCGCGTAACTGAAGTACAAGACATTACAGAAGACACATTTATTCAACGTGTTGAGGCAGGCATTTACCGCGACATTGACACAAATTACAGTTCTGATGCACCATTAACAGAACAAACTAGAGCACAAGAAGCTAACGATAAAATTGAAGG